CTCCGTTCGCTACGACGAGTTGCGCGAGGCACTCCAACTCCAGGGTGAGGGCCCGGACATCGAAGAGCAGACCCGTCGCATCGATGCCATCCGTCTCACCAAGATCCGCGAGGTAGTGCCGGCGCCACCGTCGGACGCGGCCCAGCCCTTGGCCGACGCGGGCAAGGCCGTGCAGCCAGGGTCCTCGGGAGCAGAGAAGGCGATCGAGGATCGAGCGAAGCAGGTTACCGCCGTCGCCGGGATGGCCGTAAGGACGTACGAGGTTCTCGCAGCCCGAATCGCTGGAGCTGGCGAGCTCGCCGTCGAGCGCACGATCGACCGTATCGGAGCCCGTCTTCGCTCCAAGTACGCGCCCGCCGGCGGCAAGACTCCTACACCTCATGCCGCAACCCTCGATGGTGTCTCGAACTCGCGAGTGTCGTTCATTCTCGGCCCGGCTCTCGTCGAGCCCTATGCCAAGCCCGATGATCTCCTCGGTCCGGACTGCTCAGCGATGGCCAAGTCTGTCTATCGTTGGGCGGTCGAGTGTGGCGTGCCTGACCCGAGCGACCTGGCGAGCCGTAGTTCTCAGCTCGTCGTGGCTACAGTGCGCGACCGGCTCTACGTCGATGACTCGCCGGTGATTGACCCCGGACACTGGGCCGAGGCCCTCGGACTTTTAGTGGCACGGTAGGCCATGCCCTCAGATGGTGGTCAATGGCTAGGTCTGTCGCCGAGGCGTAGTCGCCACTCCGGTTCGGTGCGTCCAGTCGACAAGCGGGTGGCTATCCGTCGCAAGCGGACCGAGCAGGCCAAACGATCACGCCGAGGCAACCGTCGTTGAATCCGCGTGACAGGGAGACCCGAATCATATGATTAGGGTCGCGATCGAAGGTTCCCCCTTCGGATGAGTGCGAGTCGGCCTTACGATCCCGGTCCGCCGCCGGGGTCGACTCGCGTATAGGGTTAAACCTTCGAGACTTGTGCGATGCGGTGTGGGGGAGCACGTTGGATTCGTTAGGTGCTCAGCCGTTGAGCGGGCTGAAAGCCCGAGATAAGCCCGCTCATCCTCCATTAGCAAAAACCGGCTGTCATTACTACGCTGGCGGTTGGAGGCAGCGCAGCTCGATGAGGTGCGCGAGCGCCGGAGAAGTCCGGAGGTCGCAGGGTTCGATTCCCTGCCGCTGCCTTCCCCATTCGTGTCCAATGCGGGCCAGGAGCACGGACAACCCTGACCGGGTAGCACTTCAGGCGGTAAGCACGCAAAGACCAGTGATCCCGGTGCAAATCCGTGGACCCTCCTGAGGCGCTGGCGATGGAAGCTCCGCAGTCGTGTCCGGTCAGGGCCGTGCTGATTTCGTCCCCTCACTTGAGGTAGAGAAACCAGCATTCTCCCTGGTCAGGATTTCTAGCGCATCACTGGACAAGGCGGTTAATGGATCTATTAGCCGGGGTCGATCTGACCGTTTCGGATGAAGCCGTGCCAGTAGGACCCATCACGCACGCTTGAGCCGTCAGGCTGTCGGATCCAGCACTCGACATCGATCGACGGCGACACGGTGATCAGCGCCACATCATTCCGGGCTCCCTGTTTTCAGGGAACGGATGCTTGACGATGTGCAAAGGGATCACGCGGGCACCCACCGACCCGCGCGGATGAATCCATGATCGCGGCAGTGTTCACAGACGAGCGAGCCCTGAACGTCTAGCGGCGACCACGAGCGGACCACGTGGCCCGAGACGACAGAACCATTGCGCCCGATCCAACCCCAGGCCACATGCTTTACGGCGGGGCAATCGTGCCACCAGAGGACAGTATCGCCCTCTTGGTCGACAAGGACGAAGTGACGCAGGCCGAGGTCTAAAACGTCCGGTTCTCCAGCAGGGTAAGCAAGCATCCCCCAAAGAGTGACACCGGCGTTCCTAACCTTCGGGGATTCGACTACTTCAGGGAGGTCGATCCATGTCAGTGGTTTTCCGGTTGCGATTCCTTCTGTGGGTCACGCTTATCGTGGCGCTCGGGCTCGCCATCTTCGGTTCGGTGTCTGGGCTCCCACCCGACCTCGCGCACGCAAGTCCCGACACGGGTGGACCCGGTTATCACCCATGTACCAACCCTCAGCCGGCGAAGGGGATCACTGATCCACAGGGTCACGCCGGTCCCTACGGTCACTCGGTCCTCTCGCAAGACGTGTGGGATGGCATCAACATCTCCCAGACTCTCTACGCCTGCAACAAGAACTCCTGGTACGTCACTGCGAGCGCCAATCAGACAGGCGACAACGGCGCGGTCCAGAGCTACCCGGACACCAACGTCACCCTCGCTGCTCCGCTCATCTCCTCGTTCACTTCGATGACGAGCAACTTCCGCATCTACGGGACGCCTCCGTCTTGTAGCGGCAACGACTACGAGTACGCCTCGGACGACTGGATAGGTGACGCGAACGAGTGGTCGGACGCCAGCACCCACACGGAGCTGATGATCTGGCACTACACCTGCAACCAGGTCCCCGCCGGGACCGATGTGGGAACCACCACGATCAACGGTCGGGCCTTCAGCGTGTGGCTGGCGGGCGGTCTCGGACAGTCGAACGGCGACATCGTCACGTTCAAGGCGGTCACGAATTACACGTCCGATCAGACGGACGTGCTCGCCTTCCTGCAATACGCACAGTCGCAGGGCTGGCTCGTCAGCGCCCCTCACTTCTGGCAAGACGGTGAGGGCGCCGAGCTTTGCTACACGAACGGTCAGCAGACCTTCGGGCTCCAGGCGTTCAACCTGAAGATCAACGGCCAGCCGGTTTCCTAGATGGCAGGCCGGCGTCTCGTTCCCCCCGAGCTCGTCGACGAGTGGGAGCTACAGCTTCGCCGGGCCGTGAACCTGGCAATGGCCGACATGCAACGTGAGGTCAATCGGACTCTTCACGTGAGCCGAGGTACCGCACTCGTTGCAGCAGGTCCGAGGCCAGCCGGCGTCGCGGCGTCGGTATGGTCGGTTGACTATTGGACGAACCTCGTCCATAAACACATCGCCGTCGTGGCTGGCGCCGTGGGGGTCGGCGCCGTCGCGGCGGCCAGAAAGTCGATGCCGAAAGGCGCGACATATGGCTTCCCGGCGTCTTCGACCGAGGCTCAGATCAAGCAAATGCTGGTGGACCGGTCACTCGCCTCGGGCGCGTATATGGGCGAGCGGCTGAACGGCGACCTCCTGGCGGCACCGTCGCCCGCAGCTCAGGTGAAAGCACTGGTGAACTTCTGGAACACCGCCGCCACCATCCAAGGCGACGTCGTGGGATCGTCGGCCAATGGCGCGGCCGGGATGGCCGAGTACACGGCACTCGGGTTCGCTGGCGCTACTCAAGGAGCGTTCCCCGGAGCGACCCGCAACTGGGCGGACTTCGGTGATGACAAGGTCCGCGACGGTCACCACGCCACCGATGTGGACCCGGTTGGCCTGAACGAGTCCTTCGTCGTGAACGGCGAAAGTCTGATGTTCCCTCAGGACCCAGAGGGCTCGGACGGCAACACGATCAACTGCCGCTGCCACGTGGAAACCGACGGCGTCGATGTTCCTGACGAGTGAGGGTTCCTTCGTTCGCATCCAAGCGCGTGACAGACTCTCGCCGGATACGAGCTTGCAGCCGTGTGAGGGTGAGGGATCAATGAGACGAGCGAACCGCTGGGTCACGTTCGATGGGGATGGCGAGATCATCGCCCTCATCGCCGAAGGTCCTGACGAGCCACCGGAAGTCGCTGACGAAGACGCCAGTGACCTTGGCGAGTCGAGTGATACACCAGACGAGGACCTCTCCGGGCATGGCTCGGTGTCGACGACCCACTCCCACGACCACGCCGCGATGGGATCCCAGGGCGATGACGACAATCATTCCCACGAGCACACGCATTCGAACGACGGCAGCCACGATCACCACTCAAGTGCTTCGGCGACGGCCGAGCAGACCGCGTTGGCCGAGTCCTTCGCCACGGCATCTGGCATGTCGGTTGATGAGGCACTGACTCTTCTGACCAGGAGCACCGACCACGAGGCCCAGATCCGCCAGCAGACCGAGCGGCTCCAGGCATTCGCTGCGCTAGGTGAAGCTCAGGACTGGCCCGAGGTCATCCTCGCCGACGGCTCAAAGCTCCGTCTGCCGATCCGATGGGGCGAGAAGGTCGAGCCCTCTCCCGAGAACGGCTTCCGCGAGGACTGGTACGAGGTCGAAGCCCTGGACCTTTCGGCTCTCACCGCTGACGGCGAACAGGTCAACCTCGTCTCGAATCCGGGTGGATCCTGGCACGCATATCTCTGCGTCGAAGGCGTCATGACCGATGAGGAGATGCCGAGGGAATTGCTCCCAGATTCGGTCGTGGTTCCGGATCTCCCCGTGCCTATGCGGTTCCAGATCCACGACGAGGGTGGTCACTTCGGCGCCGTAACCGTCGGGCCGATCGAGACCATGGACCGCACGCCGATCGAGGGCCTCAACTACATCTACGCGACGGGCACCTTCACCCCAGATCACCACGGTCAGCTAGCGCAGATGAATGCCGAGCTTCAAGCCCAGCGCTTCGTGTCGATCGATGGCCGAGATGTCGACGTCGAGGTGGTCTCGGTGCAAGTCGGATCCCAGCAGGTATCCGGACCGATGTACGACTGTGACGACGGTTGCGACGACATCGTCCAGCAGTGGTACCGCTTCTCCTCGATCACCATCGGTGCGGCCACCATCGTGAGCCGGCCGGCGCTGCAGCAAGCCGTGATCGCTATGGCCGACATGCCGCTCCCGATGGCTCCGCTTGCGCTCGAGCGGGCCCAGCCGTCGATCATCGTGGTCGCGGCGGATGGCTCACCTTCGACCTTGCCTCCATCCGAATGGTTCGAGGATCCCGGGTTCCACGTGGGCGATCCTCGACTTATCCGCCAGCCAGACGGCAAGTACGCCTGCCCCCTCACCGTCACCGCCGACGGTCGGGTCTTCGGGCACGCTTGCTACTGGGGCCAGCTGCACACGGCCGGCCTCGTGGACAAACGAGGAAAGCCCGTGACGCCACCTCGAGGCGCCACGTATGCCCACTACATGACCGGCGAGCGCGAGACCGCAACCGGCACCGTGGCTGTCGGACAGATCACCATGGGTTGCGGCCACGCCGATACCTCACGACCGATCGGTGCGGCCGCCGCCAAGGCCCACTACGACGGCGGCTACGGAGCGGTCCAGATGGCTGACGTCCGGGCCGGCGAGGACGACTTCGGGGTGTGGATGGCAGGCGCGCTCAAGCCGTTCCAGTCCGATGATTTCCCCGAGGGACCGACCGCCGAGCAGATTCGTCACTTCCGGACCCAGGAGATCTCGCCCGACTGGCGCAAGATCGCCGGTCAGCTCCACATGATCGCCCTCTTGGCCGTACCGGTCGGCGGGTTTCCGGTCGCTCGCGAGTCGCTTGTCGCTTCGGCGAACCTCGCAGAGATCGTCGACCTCCACGCCGTCAGGGCTGGCCTCGATCGAGACGGGGAAATCGTGGCGCTGGTCGCAGCCGGCCGCGTGCACCGGGCCTCACCCGAGGACCGCATCGGTCAGCTCGAACGGCTCGTGAGCGTGCTGTGGAACGACCTCGATGACCGTCAGCGGGCGAACGCACTCGAGGCCCTCGACTCGGTGCCCTGGTCCGCCTGATGGCCGAACAGCTAAGTGACCCCGCCGAACTCGAGCAGATCCGAAAGGACATGGGCCTCCCCGAGGGATTCGCGGGTCAGCTCATGACCGCCGAGATGCAGGTGGCTGATAAGCCGTTCCAGCTCGTCGAGGAAGCTCCACTGTGTGACCACATGCACTTCACCGAGCAGGTCACTGCCGGAGCCGAGACGACCAAGAACGAGGACGGCACCGAGAGGGTGGTCGGGTGGAAGGCCCGCATCCGGCTTCGCTGTGCCGATTGCGGCATCGTGTTCGACCTCGCCAAGGAAGGGACGGCACCGAGAGACGGCGGCCCAGGGCTCGTGGTTAGGCTGACGCCGGTCACCGACTGGTAGTTCGAGGTCAAGGGAGACAAGCGTGCAGGTACTCATCGGCAACTCGGCTCCGCACGAGTGCGTCTTCGACAAGGACTCCCACGAGTGCGTGGGCCACAACCCGATCCCCGGGCCCGCGGTCACCCGCGTCCAGGTTCCCGACGAGTACACCTTCACGACCGACCCCCCTCTTGAGCCTGGCGCTTCGGGCCTGGCCTCAGCAGTGGCCCTACACCTGACCCGCTCGGCTGATGGCATCACCCAGCTACCCGGTCACGAGGCGATCCTCCCGTTCGTCCACCCAGGCGGTTTCTGGCGTCACCACTCATCCGAAGCGCCCGGCTGGGTGTGGTCGGACAACCCTGATCTCGCCGAGGTCGTCGGAGACATCCTCGGGATCTCGGTAGCCACCGACTTAGAAGGCCTCGAGGACCACTACTACACCGAGGCTGGGCCTCCTGGTGTGACGCCCGGAGCGGCAACCGACCTGCAGGCTCTCAAGGTCAACTCGGGGAACGATATCCAGTCCCGCCAGATGGGCGGTAACGGCGTAGGCGCGACTGGCACGGCCAGCTCAGGCGGGTCGGCACCGGGAACCACGTCGATGACCGACACCGGTGCGTCGTGGACCTCGAACCAGTGGCTCGGAATGCAGGTGATCTGCGGCAATGCCATAGCCAATGTCGAGTCGAACACATCGACCGTTCTGACGATCGACGGCTGGTCCCAGCCGGGAGCTCCCGGCTGGGTAGCTTCCACGCCTGCTGGCGGCTCGTCCTATGTCATCACGGCCGGGACCGCGCCAGCGCCCTTCGTCGGGCTCACAGCGAACACGGGACCTCCGGCATCAGGTGATACGTCCCTCGCGGGCGAGATCACCAGCGCAGGTGGTGGACTCATCCGCAAGATCGCGGTCTACGCCCACACCGCCAGCGCGGCGAGTTACACGCTGACACCCGTATACACGGCTAACGGCTCGGACTCGCTGCCGGTGACCGTCGCCATGATCGGCGTCTTCATCTCTCGAGTGGTCGCGAACACAGCGTCGGCGATGCTTTTCGAAACGCTGCTCAATGCGACGGCCACAGTGTCGGCGGTATCCGACCAATTAACCGTCACAGAAAGTGTCTCACTCTGACCCGTCAGCGGTTCGACAACATCAGCGCGTTCGGCACCGCGGCGGCTCCGACGAACGGCATCACGCTCTCATCCACTTCCACGGCGACGGCCAGCTTCGCCTCCGCCCCAGCTTTTCCAACCATCGCCGCACCGAACTATGCGGTCATCATCGTCAACCCGGACACTGCCAACGAAGAGATCATCTACGTCACGGCCTTCACCTCTGGTGGGACCAGCGCAACGGTGACGCGCGCACAGGAAGGCACGACTGGTCACACCGTGTCTGCCGCCTATTGGGTGCACGGTCCCACAGCTATCGATTTTCCGCTTGGCCCTGACCAGCTCACCGGCAACCAGGTGCAGGCTGGCATCGCCGCCTTCGACCTTGGAGCACGCTGATGGCAACCTCACCGAACTACGCATCCACTCCACTTATCGGCTCTGCGTTGCTCGGTACAGCGGAGACGAATCTCCAGGTCCCCGTGCACGCGTCGCTCGTCGTGACACCGGGTTCCGGCGGTGCCAAGATCGAGGAGCTGGTTGTCCAGGCCGCCGTCACCACGCTAATCAACACGACGGCGGGGGGTCTTGTCGTATGGTTCCTCTACGACGGCACCACGTACCACCTGTTTGACGAGTTTCCTATCACTGCCGTCACCGGCTCAGCAACGGCGGCAGGGTTCCGGCTGTCGAGGTCTTACAACAACCTGTTTCTTCCCAATGGGTGGTTCCTTTACGCGTCACAAACGGTTGCTGGGAACGCTTCTATCCTTAAGGCGATTGCCTTGGGCGGTAGCTACTGATGCCCGCTGGGACCATCGACGCTCGGCGCGGGCAACGCGGGCTCTCGAATGAGAGTTACGATTACGGCGCGGGGACCGCTGTCATACCCGGTATTGAAAGTGGCAGCACGCTTATCGGGTATCAAGCTGGACAAAGCCTCTCCCCAACACAAGCGATAGCCGGAGCCGGTACCTCTGGACAGCAGAACACGCTTATCGGGTATCAAGCTGGACAGTCGATAACGACCGGGGACAGTAACGTCTTCATTGGCTGGCAGAGTGGACAGTTCGCGACGAATGGCTATACCAGCGCTACCCCAAGTCAGTCTGTTTGTATCGGCGTAAACGCGACGACAACCAGTGGGCAAACTGTTTGCATTGGGTGGACCGCACATGCCAGTGCGGCGACTACCGTTGCGATTGGTCCAAACTCGAATGCTGGGGCTTCCAGCGCTATCGCCATTGGGTCAGCTTCACAGAGCCTGGGGTCAAGCTCGATTGCCATTGGAGTGAATGCAGCTACTAATGGGTCTAACCAAGTTGTTGTAGGAGTTGTCGCGGGGAATAACGGTCTCACCGGTGCGGGCACGGTTGCCATTGGAGCTAACACCGGGCGTTCGTGCACAAGTGGTGTCAACACGATGGTCGGATATGAGGCTGGTTACACGGCGACACCAACGAATGCCACGACCACTGGGACGCGCCAAACACTCTTCGGTTACAACACCGGCCAGAACGTCGTTTCCGCTTCTGCCCTTAACGACATTGTCTGCGTCGGTGACACCGCCCAGGCCGCTGGCTCCCAGGCGGTCATCGTTGGCTCGGGAGCAACGTCCACCGGCACGGCACAGAACACCGTCGTCATCGGCTACAACGCGACCACGTCAGCTAACGCCTGCATCGTCATCGGCAAGAGCGCTTCATCGACCGGCGCCACATCCGTCGTAATCGGTAACGCGACCACGGCCACCGGTGCATCCCAAACGGTCGTTGGTGGTTCGACCACGGTCACGGGCAGCGGCAACGTAATCATCGGTGAAGGTTCGAACAGCGCCGGTACCACGACCGTGTGCATCGGCAGCGCATCGAGCAGCGGTAATGGCACAGGGACCGTAGTCATCGGCTGCCAGGCGGGCTCGGGGCTCACCTCGGCCGTCGGTGTCTTCATCGGCTTCAACGCCGGAGCCATCACGGGCACGAACGCGACTTCCACCGGGCTCGGGCAAACACTCGTCGGCAACAACACCGGCTCCTCGAACGCCGGGAATACCCAGTACAACTACACGACGGTCTTGGGCAATGGCTGCACGTTCGGTGCTTCGGGTGTTGTCGCTATTGGTGTCGACCACACCGGAACGTCTGCAACCTCGGCCACCCAAGACGTGATCGCGCTCGGGACCACGCTCCACCAGATCCAGGTGTCGAACAGCACGACAGGCGCCGGCGTAGCGGCCCTTGGTGCGAACTCCCCAGCAGTCACGAACACGGCTCCGTACACTTGGTTCAAGATGATGTCGTCAGACGGATCGACCGTCTATGTCCCCGCGTGGAAGTAGCGATGGCACAACGCACACGACCTGTGGTCCGCAAGGGTGCCGCAATCGGCAAGGGTGAGGCGCCTCGAACCGCACCGCCAGCGCGAGCAACACCGCCTAAGCCGCGCCAGCACTTGTCGAAAGAGACGCTGGAGTTGTGTGACTGGCTCGTCGATGGTGTAACGGTCGCTGCTAACCACCCCGACTTCGACGGGCAGTGCCGGATCGTTGGCACGGCCAAAAGGGAGGTCGCTGAGGCGCTACGCGCTGCCGGTGGACGGACCATGGGAGACAAGCGCACTCAACAGACACCGGAGTAGCCCGTGAGTTTCGGCGGTCGAACCTACGGCGGCTCGACGTATGCGGGCAACGCTCCACCAGCCGGTAGTGCCGTTCTCATCCGCTCAGCCTCCGACGCGGCGAACGGATCTGATGTAGCCACCCGGACGTCCACATACGCACGCACCGCTTCGGACGCGGCTCATGGGACAGACAGCGTCATCCGCTCGCTGCTCCTTGCCCGGGTCGCATCGGACTCAGCGAAGGGCACTGATGTGGCCACCCGCATCGCTCCGAAGGCTCGGACGAGTTCCGATTCCGCCAACGGCACGGATTCCGCTTCGCGACTTGTCGCGACACATCGCTTCGCCTCGGACCTCGCGCGCGCGACGGATGTGGCTTCTCGGGCCTTAGGAATCGCCCGATCGGCTTCCGATGCTGGTCACGGCACCGATGTCGCTTCGCGACACGTCGCGATCGGGCGAACAGCCTCGGACCTCGCGCGCGCGACGGACATGGCCAGTGGGATCTCTGGCCGCTCGAGGACCGCGAGCGACTCGGCTCACGGGGCGGACTCAGCGACCCGGATAATTCTCATTCTCCGATCGGCATCGGACGCGGCGAACGGCGTCGATTCTGGGTCGGCGTCTCGAAGCGCCAGCCGCACGGCTTCGGACTCAGCTCGTGGGACCGATTCGGCGTCTCGCCACCTCGCACTCGCGCGCATGGCTGTGGACCTGGCCCGAGGAACGGATGCCGCCACGGGTGCGGTCGTCCGAATCCGTACAGCGAGCGACCATGCAGGTGGCACCGACATCGCCTCGGGTGTCGTCATCGTGCTCCGTCACAGCGTGTGGCTGGTCGGCCAAGCACTCGATCGCTGGCGGATCACACCTATGCCGGGCTGGGCTACTGACGAGGGTCAGCTATTCAGGCTCACCGGAGCACTAAACAGGTGGCGCGTCGGACCGGCAGAGCGTCGGTGGTTGGTGTCTGAGGCGCTCGAAACCATCGTGATTGGAGGGCCATGAAAGTCATCGACCGGACCTCCACCCAAACGGTGCCGTTTCTCGTCCAGCAACTCATCCCCAGCCAGGTCGAGGACTTCACCTCAGACGAGGTGGCGTTCGCGCTCACGATCGGCCGCATGCAGAGGCCTGCTCGCCAGCGACCAACGGACGAGTCCTGGGTGGACGGATACTGGATCACTGTCCCTGGCGGTGACCTGGCGGCGATCGACATCGGGCCGACCGGCGCGCTCACCCCGGCCGTCGGCGTCTACACGATCTGGATCCGGATCAGCGATGACCCGGACACCTATATCGCTCAGCTCGACACGATCCAAATCACGTAGAAATCCTGTATTTCTGCAGCCGTCTTTGGTACCCAATTCGCGAATCGCGAAACGCTAAATCGCCGAGGGTGCTTGTAACGCGATCGGCGGTCGTGCAGAATCTCCGCTCAGGACGCATAGCGACCTAGCAAGAACCGAGGGCATAGCCCGAGGAGCAGGGGACTCACAGAGGCCCGGTAGGTGCAGCCAACCCGATCGTGCCCACGCGGAGGTTCCCGTGTCCCTGTCCCGCTCCAACAACCGGTTCGCCACGTATGACGCCGATGGCGATCTGATCGCGCTCGTCGCTGAGGGTCTCCCTGAATGGCCCGCCGATGGCAACCTCGCCGGCATCTCTGACGCCGACCTGTCGGCGATGTATGACGCCTTGTCCGCCGAAGCGGCGACCATGCGTGAGAACCCCGACACGATCGATGTAGCTCGCGCCACCGAGATTGCGGCTCACGCCGCTGCCCTGCTCAACGAGGTGGCCTCTCGCCTCGCCGCCGCTGATGAAGGTGGCACCGAAGGCGGGACCGAGCCCGGCGGTACGACCGACCCGGTGCCCGTTCCTACACCAGCACCTTCTCCGACAACTTCGACTGACGAAGACCGCGCCACGGCGCTAGCGCTTCTCGAGGCTCTTGGCAACATCCCCGCACCCACGGTCCTCGAGGCGTCCGTCATTGGCCAGTCGGTTTCTCCTGAGGCGATCGCCGCAGCGGTCACCGCTGGCGTGGCGCCCATCGCGGAGGCCTTCACCGCCGCCATGGAGCGGATCGCGGTGCCCGCATCTCCTCGCAGGGCTCGTGGCATCGGCGACTACCGCCCGGCCGACAGAGCCCCTGGCGAGCAGGGAGCCAACGGTCGCCGGCACGGTGAGCTCGGTATCCTCACCGCCGCTCCAGACAACGGGATCTTCCCGACCGGCCACCAGTTCGCCAGCCGCTCCGAGCTGGTCGAAGCGACCCGCCAGCGGATCGACAATCTCGGCAAGTCCACCTCGACGGTGGAAGAGAAGGTTGTTGTGGCAACGGTGCGCGCTCCTCAGCCGCCCGCCAACCGCGATCTTCGTCCCTTCCGCGAAGCCTCGTCCCAGGCGGTGCGTGAGTTTCTGCAGCAGACCATCGGTCCGGACGCCATGGGTATCGACCCTTGGACGGGCGAAGAGAAGCCGATCGGTCGAGGCGGGATTGTTTGCGACGACATCGATGCGATCACCGCATCCGGTGGTCTTTCGGCACCGGTCGACCCGTACTACCCGCAGCTGTTCCTAGGGCAGGCGGCTCGCCCGGTCCTCGACTCCATGCCTTCGATGGTGGCCGACCGTGGTGGTATCCGCTTGGTGCTGCCGGCATCGATCGGCACGCTGTCTGCGGCCACGATCCCTGGCGAGTACCCCGACGGCGTCACCAACAACTCGACCACCTTCACGTCTGCCACCGCAACCTTCCTCGCCTCTGACGTCGGCTCGCCGATCGTCCAAGTCGGGGCTTCGTCGTCAGGCTCGACGAGCAACATCCCCGCCGGCACGATCATCGAAGCGGTGGGATCGACAACCTCGATCACGTTGTCGCAGGCATCGACGGGCGGCTCGGTCACCGCGGTCCCCTTCGCCATCCGGAACCGCAACCCGTACAACCTGGGCCCGGCGGTCGGACTCGTCACGGCTGCCCAAGACGCGGCCGGCCCTCCGAACACGCTCAAGTACACCTACGACGTGCCTCTCGGCACCCAGGCCGAGCACGACGTGTTCTCCACCTATGCCTCGCTCCAGTACGCGAACCTCACGGCTCGCACCTTCCCGGAGCAGGTCGAGCTGAACATCCTCATCGCGAACGCGTTGCAGGCCAGGGTGGCCGAGACGGCATGCCTCGACTACATCACTGGTTGGTCGACGCTGCTCACCGCGTCAAAGACCTTCGGCACGGCTCGCCAGTTGCTCGCCCAGATCGAGCACATGGCGGCGGTGTACCGCCAGGACCAGCGCATGGACCCGGGCGCCGTTCTCCGGTTGCTGATCCCGGCGTGGGCCTTGAACGCGATGCGAGGCGACCTCATCTCCACGTTCCTCGGCGGCTCGCCGAGCGACTGGGGCTTGAGCGACGAGGAGCTCGTGGCGTTCTTCCGGAACATCGCTGTCTTGCCTTCGTGGTACCAGGACGGGCCCTCGGACATCTCCCAGTTGTTCGCAGCGATCGGCTCGGGTGCGGTCAACACGGGAGGCGTCAACAACGCCACTCCGGTTGCCATCCCTGACTACCCGGGTCAAGGCTCGTCCACGTCGTTCCGCACCAAGGTCGTCACCTACCTGTGGGGTGAGGGCACGTGGATCGGTCTGACGACCGGCGAGCTGAACCTCGGCCTTGTCCGCGACTCGTTCCTGAACTCGCAGAACCGGTTCAGGAACTTCGAGGAAGGCTGGGAAACCCCGGCGTACGTCGGAGCTCGCTCCTTCCGTTGCGTCCACACCGTCGCCGCTGACGGCACCTACGGGGCTGCCACGGCCGTCGTCTTGGGCGCTGGCAACGGTCTGTAGGGCTTGTTGAGAAGGGCCTCGGGGCCCGTCGGAGCAATGAAGAGAGCTAATGGGATCGGTGGGGTGAGGTGACGATCACTGCGACGTCAGGTATCGACGCTGTAGTCGCCGCGCCGCCCCTCACCGATCCCCCTCTCTCGTTGCTGATGATGACCGAGGTCTTGGTCGACAACGAGCGCCAGGCCGAGGACCGCAGGGTCGCCGCAGAGACGGCGGCGTCAGCCGAGATGCGGCTCAAGTTGTTGGCAGAGGCCGCGCCGGACGCGACGTCGGCGGAGGCGAATCTGGAGCAGCTGCGTTCTGAATATGAGGCGGCGCTCGATGTGGTCGCCGAGTACAACGAGACGGCCGCCGAGATCGAACGCTGGACCCAGGGGTTCGTCTATCTGCCTGAGTTGGGCAACGCCGAGGCATGCGAGGTCATCTCGCCTTACGGGGGATCAGAGCAGCCGAAGGCATCGGGTTCTAACCAAGATGCGACGTTTTGGTACGACCCCTTCATGGCTATTGGCCGGGACAGTCGATCGGTCTTCGGCTACCCGTTCACGGACTACATCTCAAGGGCCATGCGTGCCGAGCGCGCCATGCGAAAGCACGAGGCTTGGCAGTGCGAGCAGGAGTTCTGGAGTGGCTTAGCCGTTCCAACGAACTACCACCTGACGGCCTCTCCGTTGACGCCGACCTCCTCACCTCGCCGCACGATCAGCGCCTTCCCATCTCCTGATCCGGCGCCCGGCACCATTCTCGGAACAGCCGTCGCGCTCGGTCAAGCTCTCGCAGCACTGGATCAGGCCATCGCCGAATCTGACGCCGGGACGGGGTTCATTCACGCGACCCCGTATCTGGTCCAGAGGTGGATGGCCGTGTACCCGTTCATTCGGGATACCGACGGGAAGATTTACACGGTCAACCACAACTTGATCGTTGCCGGCTTCGGTTATGGGGGTCTTGGGCCTGACTCTGAGGCTCACGGAGCCGATGACGGTGTCACCACAAGCGGATCGACCACGTTCGACTCTGTAGACGGAAACTTCACGAACCTCGACATCGGCAGAGTCATCACCGAGACCGATGACTCTGGGCGGATCCCTGCCGGTACCTATGTCTTGCAGGTCAACTCCGGCACCGAGATCGTGCTCTCCCAACCAGCAACCGACGACGGCACCGGTATCACCTACAGCGTTGCTGGCGTGGGCGGGCGAGCTGGTGGTGCTCCTCAGCAATGGGCGTACGCCACCGACGCGATCTTTCGGCTTCGTGGCGACGTCTCGCATTACCCCAACGATCTTCGTCAGATGTCCCCCGACGTCCCGGTTGACAACCTCGCTGAAGTGAGAGCCGAGCGTCCCAATGCGTTCATCAGCAATCAGCTTTTGCGTGCCACCGTTCTCGTCGACACAACCAGCAGTTAGGGAGGAAACATGGCCACTAACGGACCCGTAGCAGTCCAGGGTTGTGCCGTTCGATTCTCGCGCCTCGCGGCCGACGGCTCGATCGTCAGCTCATCGACTGCCATGGTTCAAGACGACCGAAACTTCGTGAAGCTCGAGTGCAAGCCCGTCATGGAAGACGGCGTCGAGATCACTCCGAAGTCCGCGTGCGGCGTCCCGGTCATCAGTTACAAGGACTGCGACCGCTACAAGCGGTGGGACGTGAACCTCAGCCTCGGTGACTGGGATCCCGAACAGCAGGAACTCCTCGGCGGTGGCCAGATCCTCACGGCTTCCGGCACGGCGGGGCGCACCTTCGCCGATGGCGTCGTGGCATTCGAATCGAACATCATCACCTCGGCCGCCGACGCATCCTTTGTGGACACTGACGTCGGCCGCTCCGTCACCGGCACTGGCGTCGCGACCGGGGCCTACGTCTCGGAGTACATCTCGGCCACAGAGGTGCGTGTTAGCGCCGTGTCGACCACAAGCTTGACCGGCGTCTCGATCACCTTGGGTGCCCAACCCGTCTCGACGATCGGGTATGCGTTCCCGCATCTGCTCACCGTGCCGTGTCCGAACGGAGTGTCGATCGAGGTCTGGTCGAGGCTCATCGTCCGAGGCACCGGTTACCAGGGCACCACGCCGTACCCTTCGGCCGGCACGGCCACGATTCCGGGTTCAGCGTGGCTCAGAGTCGGCGTCTTCCGTGCGTTCCTCTTCTGGGACGGTTGGTCGAAGGAAGACAAAGAAGAGACTCCGATGTTCCGAGGGTGGGCGATCGAGAACCCGAACTTTGGAACCGGGCCTCTCGATGACTGGCGCACCTCGGCGATGCCGGCCGTCGGCGCTCCCGTCGATACCACGGCGTTCTGCGACCAGCTTTGCGACTTCGAGCTTCCGTCCCCGCTCCAGCCTGGCTACCAGACGCTGCCCGTCGCCTAAGCGCTCGTCCGAATCCGTTTCGACAAGGAGAAGACATGGCTACCGAGTTCCCGAATCCGCCAGTTGTCACCGGTCCTCCCCCTCTGACCGGTCAGGTCCCGACCTGGAATGGCACTGCCTTCGTCTTTGCCACGCCCGCTGGCGCTACCGGTCCAACCGGTGGCACGGGTGGGACAGGCGGAACAGGTGTCACTGGCCCGACGGGGCCGACGGGGCCGACTGGCGCCTGACAGAATCCAGGCCGTGAAGATCGCGGTCTATACAGTTGCTTACAACGAGGTCGCTCACGCGAGACGGTGGGCGACCTCGTGCGCGCAAGCTGACTTCCGGTTCGTCGCTGATACCGGCTCGACGGATGGAACGGTCAAGGCGCTAAGGAATGTCGGTGTCACCGTCTCGTCCATCTCGATCGACCCCTGGCGGTTCGATGACGCCAGGAACGCTGCACTGGCGCTTCTGCCGGTCGACGTGGACCTGTGCATCTCGCTCGACATGGACGAGGTCCTCGCTCCTGGATTCATCAAGGCCGTCCGGCGTGCGTGGGAAAAGGCAGGTCCGTTCGAGCGAGGCTTCATCGAGATCGACACTGGCGCGCGGTGGCAGGTCAATCGGATCCACGGCCGCAAGGGCTACCGGTGGGTCGCACCGTGTCACGAGGTCGCGGTGCCCTATCCCATGCGAGAGGAGCATGCTGTCTTCATCGAAGGTGCGCTCATCAAGCATCGGCCTGACAACTCAAAGCCGAGGACTCAATACCTCGGCCTCTTGGAGCTCGCCGTCTCGGAGCAGCCCAGTGATTTCCGCATGTGGGCCTACCTGAGCCGAGAGTACGGGCTACGTCAGGACTGGCTCGAGGTCCTCAGAACAGGCCAACGGGCGATGGACCTCACGACAGGAACGCCGAACGAGCGGGCCGCGACGTGTCGATGGCTGGCGATGGCCAGCTCGAAGACGGGAGCTCAAGACGAGGACGTGCTCTTCTGGGTTCACCAGGGAACCGTCGAGGCACCCGACGAGCCCGGAGCATGGTTCGCCAAGGCCGCGTGGTCATCGGACCTCAAGCGCCATGTCGATGTGATCGAAGCCGCCGAGCGTGGGCTCGCGTGTCCGCCTGTTACCCACTACCTCCGAGACGACTCGTTGCCGTGGCGGTTTCACCACTACCTCGCCGTCGCTTTCGAGCGGCTCGGGGATCTCGATAGGTCGCTCGAGGAACTGGAACTCGGAGCCAAGGCGGCGGAAGGCTACGCGGTCGATGGTCAACTCCTAGCCGATCTCTCGAAGATGCGCGCCCACTGGGGTCGTCCTGCCGTCTCTGTAATCGTGCCGGTGTGGAACGCCTGGGCCATGACCGAACGGTGCCTCGACGCGCTACTCCCGACACTCAACACCGATGACGAGGTTGTTCTTGTCAATGACGGTTCGACAGATAAAACAGCTGGTGTTGGCGCGATCTGTTCAGTTCAGTGGCGATTCAAGGACAAGCGACTAAAGGAGATCGGCTGGGCCGCGCCCAACCGCGGGTTCGCCGCAGCCTGCAACGCCGGGGCAGAGGCGGCTACCAACCCGACGCTGGTGTTCTTGAACAACGACGTCATCGTCACCGAGGGCTGGCTAAACGAGCTGATCGGTCACCTTCGCTCCGAGACCGTTGTCGCATCAGGCGCTCGAGCGGGATGCGTGAGCGGGCCGCAAATTGTCGAGGAGGCGCCGGAGATCGATGACCTCGAGGAGTTCTCCGCCGAATGGCTCAAGTCTCACCAGGGTCGTAGTCGTAAGACGGATCGTCTCGTCGGCTTCTGCCTGGCGGTCGAGGCTGAGATGTTCAACAAGGTCGGGCGCTTCCGGAAGTTCAACGACTCGATGGGCGGCTATGAAGACGACGACCTCTGCCGGAAGCTGAAGGCCTTCGGCGACCTGGTCATCGCTGACGGGTGCTATGTCCACCACGATGGTCATGCCACGTTCGACGCGAACAACGTCGATTGGTTTGCTGAGCAGGAAAAGGCCCGTGTGGGCTA